AGATTATTGAGTCAATTAGATAAACAATAGCAGCAGTTTTTGTAACTGTATCAGGGCCAGCTCCGAAGAACTTAACTGTAAATACTGCAACGGCAGCAGTAAGTTTACGCTGCCAGAACGACGAGGTTAAAAGCCAAGTGATAAGAGAATTTAGATTCATTGTATGGGGATAACTGTTAAGAATGTTCCGTAGGTAGTTAGATAATTTCCTGCATAAACATTCTCTGTCGAACTAATAGGATTAATGTAAATATCGAAGTAGTCCGTGCCGTTAGCGTAAATGGAAATTGACCAACTTTGATTTATAGTTGTATCACTTGTCGTAGCTTGGAAGTATCTATAGGTAGATCCATTCTTTCTTAATGAAACTTGCTGCTGGTTAGAAACAGCATAAAGAGAAAAGATTAAGTTATAATATCCAGCCGAGGGAGTTAATCGACTGGTTGAAGTATTCCAATTACTTCTTACATCCTTTATTACTATTGAAAAATTTAAAGTAGTCCCTGAAGTAAAAGTCTGCGTAGATCCAGTGCAAATAATGATTGAAGAAGTCGCTTGTGGTAGGAAATTACCCACATTAAATATCAGTGAGTCTCCGTTCTTTGGGGCATATCCGCTCGTTATAATACCAGCTCCACTGCTTGAAGTATTGACCGTTCCGCCTCCGTTATTAGTAAAAATACCTCCACCAGTATTTGATGTGTTAATAGCTCCGCCATTGTAGTTTGTTCCGATATATCCGCCATGGTGCGCAGTTGAGATATTACCGCCCACATCTTGTGTATGGATATATCCACCAGAGCTACTCGTATTAATATGACCGCCATTGTTGTCAGTGCGGATGTATCCTCCTAAACCTGTAGTCCAATCTGCATTCCAATCGATTAGGACTCCCTTAAGGGGAATGACGTGGGGAATCTGTGCGTTTGCAATCGTTGCAAAGCAGGAGAGGCAGGAGAGAAGTAGGAGAAATTCTTTCATGGACTGTGGCCTTTTAACCAAATTATAATTTCGGGACGACCTTCAGAATCCAGACGTGCCTTGTTAATCTCCGCAGAGAAAGTTAAATGCAGCGTCTGGATTACTGAAAGGGGAGTTGGGTTTTGCAATAGTTGCAAAAACGTCTTTTCAGGTGGGTTAGCTACCCACCACTGTTGGAGCTGCTGATGCGACCGAAGTTGTTGGCTGAGGTAGCTTGGCCACCGCTGCTGCGATAGCAGCGTTGATGACGTTGGTTTCAGCGCTGAGTCCTGCGGCAATAAGTTGAGGCTTTGCAGTATTGAGAGCTGCTTGGGCTTTCTGAACTCCTGATTTGGTTGGGTCTGCTGCGAGTCCGAATACGATTGGCAGAACGATTGGTTCAGCGGCAACGACAGCAGCGGTAAAACCAGATTTAAGCTGAGGCCCAAGCCAAGCCCAAATCTCCTTGGTGATACCAACTGCTTCGAGTTCTTTAGTGTGAATCCAGTCTGTGAGTTTTGACATAATGTTTTCCTTTCAGTTTCTTTGTTTGTTTTTGCAATCATTGCAAATTGTTTGATTGTTCACTTCTTATCGTTCCAATGATGGAGGAGACTTGCAATCATGAGCAGACCTCCTGTGATACCGATTACCAAAGAAAGAAATTCAAGGTAGGGTTTAATCTCAAGGAGTCGAGCGATGGTAACGCCAGCAGCAGGAAAGGAGAGAGATAGGAATCCTCTCCAAAGTTGATGGTGTATCCACATAGTTAAGATTTAATTGTATAGATCATAAATAGATAAACCGATTGCTGACGCGAATAAAGGATGATCGTTTTCTTACACATTAGACTCCGGTTGGATGCTGCAATGAAATAGCGGCTACTGCCTCTACGGTCTGAGCCGCCCTAATAGACGCCTTCGCGGTAGCGAGATTGCTCCACAAACCGACTACCTGTGCGCCGTATTTTCCAAGGATGTCGTAAATCTGCGTTACAGGGACAGCCACCTGATTACCGTTGATGTCCGCAATGGTAATGCTTGGAGGCATTGGAACGGTTGCGAGCAGATTGATAAGCTGATTAAATGCATTCCGATCAGACTCAGAAGCCGCCAGTATGATTACTAGCGAGCCACTCGTTACCGTGATCCCTGCTGCAATCACGGCGTTGTATTGCGATTGCACCGATTTAAGTTGCGCCGACTTAGCAAGTGCCAGCCCGCATTGATCCACCGTAGGAACAGCGCTCCCGCTGATAAACACCACTCCCGTAGGGGGAGGAGTGAGTTCTTGGATAGGGTAAGTGATAGGATTACCTCCAGAGCCGGAAACGATCGCGTATCCAACAATATTCGCATTAGCGAAACAGGTGAGGATTAGAGAGAAGACGTAGATTAGAAGAGATTTCATTTTAATTTGTAAATTTGGATGCTATGGCAGGACTCGACATCGGTCGGGTTGTAATCGCTCATGTAACTGGTGCAAGCAGCAGTCGATGGATTGGAACAGGAGACGAAAAAATACCACGTCCCTGTGGATGCGATCGTGATAATAGACAACGAGGAGTTTAGGTAAGAACCATTCCCCGCCGCTGGAAAGGGGATATACATACCGAGGGATGTCGCGGGTTGATACCACACCGTACGGAAAGCAATTACCCCAATAAAATAAGGGTAAGATCCATCCCCATTAATCAGATCGAGAACTGATATGAGATAAGTCCCTGCTGTCAGAGTGACCCCTCCCGTGCTGGTGTTGTAAGCGCTAAAAGTATCCGTTCTGACCGTGTCGTAAATCAGCGGAACCGATCCATCACTTGGGAAAGTCTGCGCCCCTCCACCACCACTGAACGTAATGTCCAATACCAAAGGAGCGACACCGGCAGACACAAAATCCGAGGCAGGGTGAAACGCAGCAGAACTGAACGCTCCACCAGTTCCCGTCTGGACAATAACACCAGTTCCTGTTGTGCCGGATTGAATGGATGCAGCGGTTGGCCTTCCAACATATTGAGCTTTTGCAATGGTTGCAAAAACTGAAAGGGAAAGGAGTGCTGCAATGAAAAGATATAATTTAAGTTTCATGGATGGTTAAATAATAGTTTTAATTCGAATTGTTCCAGCAGTTCTCGTGTAAGCAATTGCTCCGAGAGTATCAGTGCTTGGCGCAGAGAAGCGCACAGACGTATCAGCAGCGCCAGTAAAAGCGACAGTGAGAACTGTTCCAACAAAGTCAGGCGAGAAGATGAATTCAACATCTTTTGCGCCTGCTGCGACTGTTCCACTTGATGTGACACTTGAGATTGCCAAAGTCCTTTGAACTCCGACAGGTGCAGGGATTGAAGTTCCGACAAGTTTTGTCTTTAAAACAATCTCACCTGTAGTAGTTCCATCAGCCGTTCCAAGCGGAAGGCCGTGCATTGTTTGACCGGGGAGTGACTGACCGAAAAGATTCTCAACGTCAATTGCTGCGTTAGAGGAATCAAGAATTTTATGTTCAGACATATAAAGAGTAAGTAGGAAGGGGAAAGTCCCACCTTGCAATGAATGCAAAGTGGGACGATCAGTTAAGTTGCGGTGGCTGGAATCGTTTCAAGTCCGAAGACGTTGATAACAATAAAAGCCTGACCAGTTGTAGGAGCAGTTCCGGTATATGTGTAAGTCACATAGATCGGAGTGTCCACGGTTACGAGGATTTGTCTTGCTCCACCATTGGAGGGATAGAATCCCGGAGTGGCTTCAGTAATATCCGAAGCAGCAAGGATGTCGTTACCTCCAGCAGTAGTGCCGACGAGCAAGACATTCGTAGTTCCAGCATTGAAAGCTGTAGTGACGATTACTTGAACTTCAACAACAGTTGGCTTTTCAAGTGCATCTACCGTGAGGCAGAGGATGCCTGAAGCAACGCCGGTGTCATTGAAGTTGACGGGAACACTGTGCAGAACATTTTCCTGACCCAAGCGAGTTGGATAAATCTTACCTTGTGAATGAATTTCGCCCATAATTTCTTTCTTGGTTTCTGAAAGGGATGGTGGATTAGTAGCACCGAATTTGCAACAGTTGCAAAAAGAAGGAGTAGCTGATTACGTTTATAAGCGGTCAGCTACTCCCACTACATCACCACCAGTCTTTACGCACCGACAGCACCGACGCCACGTTTGTTCTCGTAACCAGCGACAAAGCGCATACGCAGACGAGAGAACCAAGCATCAGGGTTATCGTTGAAAGGTCTCAGAGAACTGATCTCGGGATTAGTTCTCACCACCATGGTCAACCCGTATGAGGGAGCCGAAGGTTCCCAACCAATGAACCAGTGAGCCGTGTTCGTCAAGAAGCGCAAAGGCTGCACGACGATCGAGAACTTCTGGAGCAAAGCGTTGATCCGGTTGTCGGAAGTGCCGGGGTTCATCACGCTCTTTTCCACTTCAATCGCTTGACGCCAGAGGGTCGGATTGATTGAAGGGACATAGAGGTTGATCACGCCCTGATAGGCAATCGGAAAGCCACGGCTATCCTTCAAGTTATAGAGCAGATTGACGATCGCGTTAAACACAGTCTCAACAGTGATCGGCAGATTGCTGTTGATCAAGTTACCCCATGTCGCAGCTTTGTCTTCGCGCAGATGGTTCGTGGCGAACAGAGGCAGACCACCGAAGTCATACTTCTGAAGAACGAAACCATTGTTCAAGATGTCAGTGCCAACCATGTCCATCAGGATTGCAGCACCTTGCAGCATCGAACGAGGGCGGCTGCCAAGCAGTCCCCACAATTCGTCTTCAATGGTCTGCCGCTCGATCTGATAACCGAGCCGATAATTTACCGGCTGGTAGAAAGCGGTCGGGCCTTGAGGAGCCTGATCGAACGGAATGTTTTGCAGATCCCGGTTCTTCTGAGGAAGTCCGAGTCCACCCATGTAACTCTTCTTGACGAACGCACGCTGAGTCTGCTCAGTCTTAAGGAAGGTCGGAAATTCTTTTGGAATTTGCTGATACATTTCCTCTTTGATTTCGTCAAAGTTGCGGTCGAAATGTTCGACGTATTGTTCAACTACTACGGCCATATTGTTATTTCTTAACTAAGTTTTTGCAATGGTTGCAAGTTGATTATGATTGGAGAGCGGCGTCGAGCACCTTGACCAGCACCAACGGGTTGATGTCCGAGGCAGCCGAGGAAGGATGCAGACCGACAATCGTAAATAACTTCTGAGTTGTATTCGATTGATCGATCAGTTGATAGCCGGTGTAGATTCCAGTGGTTGGAGTCACGATACCGAACTGCTGTCCGACTGCCAAGGACAATGAAGTCCAAGAGCCGTCCGAAGAAGTTCCGATATGCGCGACAGTTCCGTCAGTCACGTTCATCGCCAACGTCCGACCTTTAAGATCGAACGGGTAATGATTCTCTCCAAAGAGAGCGACCGGAGGAGTGTCAGTGGAGAGCTTGGACGCATCAGGGCATAAGCCGTAGATTGCGGTTCCAGCAGTTGCGACGAGAACGAGGGCAGCCGAAGTTACTACAACGAGTGCGCTTGCGGCAAACGAATTCGATCCGTCAGTGATTGGCCCCTTTTGAGTGGCCATGTTGTTCGCACCTTCCTGATAAATGGAAGGCATGAAGATATTAGTCTGCAATGCCATATAGGTATTTTTCTTTCACTAAGGTTGGGTTGGATAGCTTTGCAATTGTTGCAAAGTTATCTTATTGATTCGCTATGAACAGTGCATCACAGCCTCCTCTTCGCCATCCAAGTCTGGTTCCAAATCGCGTTCTTTAGGAAGGCGATCTGCACTCAGCATACCGGAATCGCTGTTGGTAGATCCTGCAATGGTTTCACCGCGTTGTTCAGACTGCATTCGTTCTCTTGAGAGATTACCGTATGCACGGTTAATCTCCAATTGAACATGGCGAGGACGGTGCATCAGAATGTAAGTCCCTGAAGAGATTGTCACCTGATGGTAAGTTCCGTCTGCGCGTTTCCACACCTTCCATCCGTCTGCGATGAATTGTGTGCCGACGACTTGTTCGTCTTGTTCTGCTGCCTTAACGTCGTTGCCTTTCTTGACGTAACTGCTTGCAAATTTTTCTGCGGGGAAGTCAGGGGGAAGTTCAAAGACACCTGCTGATGGTGCTTTGCCCTTTGCTGACTCGCTGAACCGAAGACCTTCTGGAGCTTTAAGAATTTTAGCCATGGTAGTGTTTCCTTAGTTTTTCTTCTTAGGCCAGTTGGCCGATTGAAGTGTTGCATCCAAAGCCGCTTGTGTCTCTGGATCAAGGGACCCATATCCACGCTGCTGCGTTGGCTGTGGTTGACGTTGCGCGAAGGAACCAGCGCCGGGGAACGTGAACCGAGTTCCTTGATGTTGCTGTCCTTGATTCTGTTGCGGTTGTGCCACGGCTTGCTTTCCTCCTGCTTCCAAATGCTCTGTGTAGTAAATCCCTTTCAGATTGGCGAGGATCTGCTTTGAAACAATCTGACCATTTGAGGCCATACCTTGTGCAGTCTCCCAAACCTTTTGAGCCACTTCTGGAATCTCCATAGCGCCAATCCGGTCGGACTGTTGTGCTTCGGCAAATGCAGCGGCGGCTTGTTGAATACCAACGGACTGCGCCATTGGTTGCAGATCGCGACCGATCTCGGATTTGAAACGACTCTCAAACTTACCGAGAACCTTGGCTTGAATCTTAGCGGCACGCTTGGCGGCTTCAGGTTCAAGACCTTGCTCGATATATTCTTGAGTGATCTCTTGTTCAAGAGTCAGTGGTTGAGTCTGCACTTGCTGTTGCTGACCACGCTGAAACTCGGCAAGGCGGCGATCCGCTTCACTCTGAGCACCACGTGCAGTTGCAAGTTCTTGATCCTTTTGCGAAACGGCTTTTGCGATGGTTGCAAACTGTTCCTTGGCAGATGTTAATTTCGCACGCGTCGATTCATCGAGCATGTCGAAATCAATATTGGCAAACGGGTCGGCTGGTTGATCTGCGGATTGTTGTGATTGCTGAGAAGCATTGCCGCTAGGAGCAACACCATCAGGGATTAGGAACAACCGGCAGAGGAATCCTCTGTTTAGTTTCATGCTTATTTTCTTGGGCTTGAAACAGCAATCAAGATACTCTCAATTACTGTTATCATATTAACACGCGCCTGATGACCTGTCAAGTCGTCTTTCGAAACAGATGGAAGTTTTTTATACTCCACTTGGCGTATGGATTCGAAAAATGTCCGTAAGTCATTTACGGGGATTTCTCTTAATGACGATCTAACATCTTTTGATATGGCGTAGTGTGATAGATCCATATCTCCCTTTCAATTAACCTTGTTGTGCTACCTGTCCAGCGGTCGTAGGAGCGTTACCTTTCGGTGAGACAGCTTGCTGTGCTGCCTGTGCGTCCTTATGATCTCTGGCGTTCTTTTCACTTTGCAACGATTGCAAACCTGCGGCTTCATTCTGTGCCATCATGTCTGCTTGCTGTTGCGCCATTTGAATCTGTAAGTAAGTCTGATGTAACTGAATCTGTTCAACCAGAAGTCTCTGATTGATCGCATACTCCGGCTTGGTATTCCAATATGAATTACGATCTTCAAGGAAGCTTGTCTTAACTTGAATGGATACCTGATGGAGTTGATCAGGATTGATCATCACCGGGCGACCCATGTAAGTTAGAATAGCTTGCTCTGTCGATTTCTTAACTTCTTCATCAAAGCCGGAGTCATTGATAACCTTATCAATATCCGCGAACTTCCATTCCTCAAGTAACATTCTCCATAGAGGAGCTTGATTAATTACAGGACTGAACTTCGCAGACTCCAAGAGGTATCGAAGATTTCCTTGACGCACAATAGATTCAACATAAGTTGAACCTGCATCCCACTTCAGACCCAATCGAAGAACCAAATCTTCAGGTTTGATAACGTAACCAAATTGACCAGTAATTGCGCGAAGAATATCAGGATCAACCCATAGTCCGGTATATTCCCAAACACGTTGCGCGTAGCCACCCATAATGTCGTGGTTGAAGATATTAATATCGACAGTAACACCAGACATCGAAGTTTGAAAGATGTTGCTTGCCTCTGTCGCCGAAGTTCGAGCACCCATCGCTTTTCCCATGAGAGCGTCAACCGCTTTGGAACTGACCTGTGCCTGATCCCTTTGAACTTTGACAAACTCCATAGTTGTCTGAGTTCCATCGTGCGGCTCGCGTCGTTTAACATCAGAAGGGGAGTTGACTTCATATTGAACACCTTTCTTGTTGACCTCTTTCCCAAGTGCGGGAGAACCAATAATGAATTCAGTTGGAGGATCGTTAATCCAATCCTTGTTCTCCAAGAACTGAGTAAGTGCAGTCGAGATCTGAATGTAATGATTCTTTAGAATCGTGCCGATAGCAGGTGAATAAGCTCCCGAATCAAGATCAGGAATATGAGAACTGCCGTAAAGTGGTAAGCATCCATGAGGATAGTAGTTAGTTTGCAGACGAACAATCGTTTGCGTTCCAGTTGTAATGTTCGTGCCAAAGGTCTGCATGATATACCGTTTCATCGGCACACCCTTTGACCCATCGGCATCGAACGTATAAGTTCCATCGGCTTCAACGCGGAGCGGAAGCATTGGATAGAACGTCCACAAAAGCTCTACGTTATACTCAGGCTTTGCAATCTGAGTCAACGAGATGTCAGGGTTGAATTGCTTCAACGCATGAGCGTGCGATTCTGTTTCCTGCGACGAGAAGAGATACTGTCCCCTCTGTAATTTGTCGAGGTTGACGAACCCTGTATAGTTCTGAATCGCATCGTAAGGATTTGCAAGCGTTGCAAAACGTGGCATCTCCTCAAAGAAGAATGGGCATGGCTGATAGTCCATCTTGTAAACATTCAGCCGATAGTTCAGCCAGAGTTTACGAATGGAGATCGGCTCAAAGGTTGTCGCACAACGAATCAACTCGGGAACTTCTTGAAAGGTTCCATCGGGTTGCCGACGCATGATCGGTTCAATCTTCTGTTCAAACTCTGAACATGCGAATGAGCAACCATAAGTATAATGATGACGAGCCGCAATCAAATGGTTACGGAATACATCTTCCTGCTCAGAATTCCAACGCAGGAAAGCATTGGCTGACTTAACAAGATCCTGAGTTGGAGAATAAACCTTGTTCTCATTTGTCAGAACAACATCAGGTGGAACTTGAAACTGAACAGGAAGTTGTTCCTTAAATGAAACGAAGTGATTGATATTCGTCAAGCGATCAACCGCATCAAATACGATTGTATCCGACACTCGAACTTTTTCATCAAGCTTCTTAGCCTGACCTTGCGCGCGTTTGAGCTTTTCAGATTTCGCTGCGCGACTTTTAGGATCAAGATCAAGTTTATCAAACTCCCAAGTTGCACGCGCCATATCAAGTAGCTCATCCCATTGTTTCTCGTAAGGTTGACGTTCCCACATCTGAGGCCAGATATAGTTCTGAAGCATCCATTGAAAGATCTCCCTTGAGAGTTTCATGCCCGGATCTTGCTGACCCGTCTTAGGATCTTTATCGAGATCCGCCGCGATGTTGCGGGGGAAGGGATACATTGTAATGTTGTTAGGCTGCTGCGCTAACATTGTGCTCATCGTGCTCGGAACAACTGGTAACATAAGTATGGTTTCTGAAAGGGATGGATTGAATGGGCTTAACTCATTTCGTCGAACAACTCGTCATCATCTTCATCATCACTGTCCTCCCCGAAGACAGCAACAGAGGGAACATCCACGCCCTTTGCAACAGTTGCAAAATGACTTGTCTGTCCCTGTATGGAATGAATGTCAGCGGCTATCTTTGCGACACTGAACTCCGCCTCCGAATCTTGAGATAGCCTAGCAGATGGGCCGTGGTTTGTCCAGCGAACCGGAGAACCAACTAGGTATCCGACTCCATCTAATTCGTCGTCGTCGTGATCAGGAAGCGTATCTTTCGGCGCACCCCTATCTTCTCCTGATAGTTTCTTCGGCCAGTAGTAGTTTTCCATCTTCTCAATAAACTCAGCGACGCCAAATTCATTGATGAGGAAAAACAGCTTGGGAGAAGGGGTGATGTGGGTTTCGGGATGGGGCGAATAAGGCGCGGTAAGTAAAGCTTGATCCACAAGCTGTGTGCGTTGAACCGGAGAAACATGGGTCGACTCTGTGATGACCAACCCATTGATTGTATAATGATGCGCGTATGATCTCCCCGTAGTCTCATCAACCTTGAACGTATGATAATCACAGAAGGTCTGCGTAATGATTTCTGATTTCGGGTTGCCATGAGTTTCAACTAGGTAGTGATCGTTCTCCCCTGACCCATAACGCTTTTGCGAAACGGTGTTCCCTGACAATTCGATAATACGTTTGCAACGCTGCGCGATTGACAACCCCCTTTCAGACAGGATGCGGTAAACAACCCACACGTTCGATGGTAGAAGTGCGGCCCACACGCAAGCCGTAGGATGGTCGATCCCCGGATCGAGTCCACGGTAGAGTCGGGCGTTTGGATAGCGTTTGAATAGGTCATCTTTACTCCAAGTTAAACAATTGATTTCACGATTTAGATTTGATAAGACAAGGCTAGACGTTGCGAAAAACTGACCATCAATACGAGCCTTACCTTCGGGGAGGTTCTCGAAGGATGATATAATTTCCTCTCTCTTTTCTTTCGAGACAATGTGCTGTGGGGCATTACGGATACTGAACTCAGTAAACACAAAAGGCGACAATGGCAATTTCTCCTTGCCTGTATAAACGTCCCTTGCGAGTTTCCCCGCACCCGGCAAGTTAGTAGCTTCATAAGGTGTATAATCCCACGACCCCACGCCGGGATCCTTGAACCGCAGTTTAACTTCGTTGAAGATTCGCTGAGGAACACCCTCAGTCAATCCAATCATATCAACTGCACCGGATGCCCACTTCGTATCTTTAGTCTCGTAGGACTTTCCGTAAACCTCCCATGTGATCTTCCGTGTGCCTGACTGAACTTCAAAGGTTAGTTCCTTATCGTCTGGTGAGTATCGAAGAATGCTCTTTGAAGGAATCCACTTGTGCCATTCCGGAAAGATCATCTTCTTGTGTGCATCATGATCCTGTGCGCCCTGCCAGATTACTCCACCACGGGGCCAAGGTGCATTAGGAAATTCGCCACTGAGGGAATTGGTGGGGAGCTTAGTTTGCAACCATTGCAAATATGATTCGTTCTGTGGATGAAAGATAGATTCGCGTGGGTTCGGTTTGAACTCCTCCGGTATTATCCTGAGCGCATATTGTATCCGCTTTCTTGTATCTATGTGCGGGCGGGGGAGGAGGTTGACTTTCCTGCCGATATGATCAATGTAAGGGGTGAACATGGGCCACTTCGGATCGTTGGGAAAGATCCACAAGAGCTTATCCACAATGGAGGCAGCAGTCTTTCCAATTCGATTGGCTGTGAAGATAAGAAGAAAACTGATGCCATATACCCAAGCATTGAGAAGGAGGGCCTGTTCATAGGAAGGTTTGAAAAAGGCTAAGGGGTTATTGTTCCTAGCTTGTTGATGGATGATTTCAAATTCACGTTCTACCTCTTGGAGAATGCGACGAAGCAGTGTGCCCTCATGAGTGGGGGACTTCAATGCAGAGGAACGCTCCTTCAATAGGAGAAGCTTTCCCTCCAACGTATTCGGAGGATTGGTCATCCAATCACTTTTGGTTTCTGCTGTTTTCATACGTTGAAGGGTTGCGCCACTTTGATAGTCACCGACACTACGCGGCTTCTAACTAGGCAGCAAGCTTTCCGTGGTCTTGTTCTGAAAGGGATGGTAGATATTCTACCCTGATCGTGTCCTCATCTCCGGAGCTTCGAGTTGCAATCATTGCAAAATGCAGATGGCGGAGATCAGTCCTCTCCGTAAATACTATCGTTGGAGGTGTTGAGTGCATTGGATTCACTTCCTTTCAATTGCGAGTTGGTTTTGTCCGGTGGCGTCTGGATTTCGAATTCATCTTTGAAGGCCCAGAAGTTCTTCTGCTTGCCGTCTAGGGATTCAGACGGATCAAGATCGAGCGGCTTAATGCAGGTCTGTGGAGTTGCCCATGCCACCCCGCGATCCTTGGTGTTCGTCTCAGGCGCGAGAACTATTAGATTCACATGTGGGCGAGATGCGCTCTCTGCGAGAGGATGAATCTCGGTGATGATAGCAGCCTGTCGTGCTTTGACAGTAGGATGGAAGTGGACGATGTCGCCAATGGAGAGTGCTTTTGTTTTCATGATTTGCAATCATTGCAAAATTATTGAGGAATGTCAAGGAGGTTAGTAAAAAGACCGGGTGGCCTAAGTCGAAATCAATACGATGATTTTCGCCAGTCGCCATCCACTAAACTTGATTTTTCGCCAGTCGTGCTGGAGATAGATTAAATAGGGGCACGCGGGGGAGAAGTGGGGGAGGAGACAAGCCACCTACTAACGACACTATGCTACTGCTATATAGATACACGCGCACGCGCACGTGAGGCATCCTGTATTGCTATGCTATCAACAATACTATATGTTGCTATGCTCTCTCATCCGCTTGATGTGTTAGGAGTCTGAAAGGGATGGATGATAGGTTGAGTGCATAGTGTATTACGCCACTATATGCAGCGTTTGTGAGAGGTTGGAGCTCCGGTTTAACCCAATGAATAGCAGTTTCACCCAATGAATAGCGGTCTCGACCCAATGAATGACAGTCTCGCCCCAATGAATAGAGGTTCGGCCCTCTGCCATGCCTGCCTTTGTTCCTCTGGCATCCATTTAATCCCTCTCAATCCCTCTTTTTGCAATTGTTGCAAAAATTTCACTCTCTTTCACACTCTCTTTCTCTCTCGTATTCAGCCTTTTACATCTATCACAAAAGATTCTCGAAAATAAATCTTGCGTTCTGAAAGGGAGAGTGATAGATTCCTCTCAATTAGCCGGATTGATCCACGCTTTGTTCTTTGAAATCTGAATAGCTAAAATTTGCAGATGACTACGCGGAGCTAACCCTTCGTGCATCTGGCAAATTTGCAACTAGTGCAAACTCTCACAATGAGAGCGCACAAAACTGCAAAACTACAAACAAAACAATACTACCAATATGTCTAAAGTATCCACCAAATCAGTCACTTCAGTTAAAACCGCCGTTGAAGCCGCTGAAGCTGAAGTCATTAAAATCTCTGCAAAACTCACTGGCCTAGTTTCGGCCACGTTTAGGGCGCGTTCGGGCGTAGCAATTGCGCAACGTGCCGAGCAGGTATCTTGGAAGACACTAGGCGAAGGCCTTAAGGCTGAATTCTCCGAAAGGGAGAAAGGCCAAGCGGCCTTAAAGCAAGCCTTCGAAGATTACCTAACAACCCATGAGGACCTAAAAGGCGAAGACTTGAAGAAGGCGATGTTTGCCAATTCAAGAGATAGATCAAATGTCCTCACGTACGCCTATTATACCCCGACAAAAGTTGTCGAATCTTCAAAGGTCAATGCAGAGAAGGCCGGTCTCAAGCTACGAGTTCAGGATGAACTCTCAATCCTGAGAGGAAACGCCAAAGTGAACGCCAAAGGAGAGTTGATCAAACTCTCCGATTCAGGCGAAAACAGAGGGGGAAAGAAAGACGCCCCTGCCGTCACGCTCGCCTCCCGCTTGCGCGAGGCATTCAAGTCGGCATTAACGGCCAACCTTGAAGAGCATGAGGTTCTTCAAATAGCGAAGAACATCCTTAAGGATACATACCATTCACCTGAAGTGAATGAAGTGAATGAAGAGGAAATGGAAGAGGAATAACAAGCCAAGCCAAGCCGCATAGTTTATCGTAAGATAGATTATGCGGCTTTTTTGTGTCTAAAAATATTCTCAACCATCATATTCCCAACCATCCTACTAGCCTATTAACTTTCCACTACTAAACTATTAAATACCTTCACTAATCTCTCCAAAGGCTGTTTCACAACGAACTTCTTTACTATCTTATCTCCCTCAATATAGCCTTCGCAACTAATAGGTATATGCGCTTAAATGATAACAGATATATGCGCTTAAATTTGCAACGATTGCAAAATATCCAAAGTATAGTTTTATTAACTATCAATGAATATAAATAAATATGAATTTTTAAATTTTTAGTATAGGCACACTATATTTCACAAATCTCTAACCTACCTTCCTTTAATGTATTCTCTACTTCTACTATATTATTATACACTATACTATTATTAATATTATCAATATACTACTATATATATATATATATAT